TCGGTCTCTCCCCTAGACCGGTCGTTTCTTGGATCTAGGAAACCCGGGAAAAGTCATGACAACCGCGAAAAAGCCTCGAAAGGCTAATAAAACAACAGAAACAGTCCAGAGAACGACGAATCTCGAAGCAGCTCGGAAGACGATCCAAGCGATGCGCGATCTCGGTCGTCTCGAGCCGATAGACGAGTCACGAGTCCAAGCGTTCCTCGCGCTGGCTTACGCGGTCGACGAATGCGAAGCCGAGCAACGTCCGAACCCTAATCTCTGGAGAGAATACCGATCCGCAGAAGCACAGCTGCGAAAAGAAAGCGAGCACCATGTCGACGACTTTGACAAGCTCCTCCAAGCTCTCGACTCCGAGGTGGGCAACCAAGCGCACTCGAAGCCGGCGAACTCGAGGCGATGAAGTCGCAGCTATCGCGAAACTCCTCGGCACTCCGCTCATGCCTTGGCAGAGGCAAGTGTGCGACGTCGCTCTCGAAGTAGACAAGACCGGTCGACCGTACTATCGCGAGATCATCGTTCAGATTCCGCGCCAGTCCGGGAAGACAACTCTCATTCTCGCGCTCGAGCTTCATCGGGCTCTCTATTGGGGAGCTTCGACGATCACCGCTTACTCAGCTCAGACCGGCTTCGACGCTCGAAAGAAACTCATCGACGATCAAGTCCCTCTCATTATGCGTTCACCGCTGGCAGCTGCGATCGAAAAAGTCAAAGTCGCAAACGGTCACGAATCAGTCAGATTCCGCAACGGCTCCCGGATCGACGTCATGCCGACAACACCGACCGCCGGTCACGGACGCACAATCACCGGACTTGGAGTGATCGACGAAGCATTCGCGGAAGGCTTCGAGGCGCACCGCGAAGGAGCTCTCCTTCCGGCTATGGCAACCGCCAGAGATGCACAAATGCTCGTCGTTTCGACCGCTGGAACTCAACAGTCGATCTACTTCGCGAAGAAATGCGAACTCGGCAGAAGCTACGTCGACTCCGGACGCACCGAAGGCATCGCCTATTTCGAGTGGAGCGCAGACCCCGAAGACGACATCGACGAGCTCGCCACTTGGGAGCGTTGTATGCCGGCACTCTATGAAACAATCCCGATCGAATCTGTCACACACGCTCGAGCGACACTCAGCGAAGGAGACTTCCGACGCTCGTTTCTCTGTCAATGGACTATCGGCGACGAGCGAGCAATCCCCGAAAAACTCTGGAGCCAGATCCAAAACAAAGAGACCGCTCCGACCGGTCGACTCTCATTCGGAATCGACGTCGCTCTCGATCGTTCATCGAGTGCCATCGTTGTCGCAGACGAGACCGGACGTTGTGAACTTATCGAGCATCGTCCCGGCGTGAATTGGGTAGTCGATCGAGCTCTTCAGCTCTACCGAGCTCACAAAGGCTCGCTCGTTGTCGACGGATACTCGCCAGCGAATAGCCTCGTCGACCGGCTCGAGAACGGTGGAGTCCCAGTCGTCAGATACGGCACTCGAGATATGACGTCCGCGTCCGGGATACTTCATGACGCGATCATCGACAAGATGATCCAAGTCCGACCGAACACCGCGCTCGACGAAGCAGTCGCCGGAGCTCAACGACGCCAACTCGGGCAGGCTTGGCTCTGGAGCCGATCACAAGTCGACGTCGATCTGACTCCTCTCTTTGCATTGACGCTCGCCTATCACCACGCAACCAATCGACAACCCCAAGAAAAACCAAGGAGCAAAATCTTCTAATGAAACACCTACCAACAATCACACAAGCAATCGGGACTACAATTATGGTCGGAGCGTTCTTTCAGCTCGGAGCATTCGCTGGAATGCTCTCAGCGGGGCTCGGCTTCATAGCGTTCGGAATAGCTGCGGAAAGAGGACGAGATGCTCAATAGGCTCCTAACACAGAAGCCCCACACTCGGAATGCTTACGTCGACGCTTACGGTCGCATCAGTCGAAACACCTCACTCGTCGACGCGAACGTCGATGTCAACCTCGACTCACTTCTTAGCGTCCCGGGAATCTGGCGAGCGATCACGCTGATCTCCGATATTGTCGGCTCACTTCCGCTCTACGCAGTTCGCGACGATATCCCAGTCGAGCCAACACCGCGACTCCTCGAACGTCCGAACCCTCTCGAGACACGACCCGAAACTCTCGGAGCTATGACGGCAGCTCTTCTCGTTCATGGGAACTATATCGCGATCCTTGGCGAGCCGGGAGCGAACGGATATCCCGATTCGATCTACCCTGTGAACCCGGAGCGCGTCAAGATCATGAAAAAAGACGGCGTCAAAGTGTTCGAGATCGAACGCGAAACCTATTCCGCGTCAGAGATCTTCCACGTCAAAGGCTTCTCCATGCCGGGAGAGGTCGCCGGGATCGGCATTATGGCAGCTCAACGCCAAGGAATCGGATCCGCGATCGCGATCCTTCAATTCGCAGCTCGTTACTTTGCCGGCGGTGGACTACCGAGCTACGTCATCAAGTCAGACAACCCGGATCTCCAACAAGACGAAGCCGAAGCTCTCAAATGGAAATGGCTTCAGCAGTATGGAGGCACGAACCGCGAACCGGTCGTCCTGAATGCGTCGACAGATATCAAACAGATCTCGAGTAACGCGCAAGAATCACAACTCCTTGAAGCTCAGCAACAGATCAACGTCAACGCGTCGAACATCGCTGGCGTCCCGGGAAATTATGTCAACGCGCCGAACTCGTCGCGGACATATAACAACCTAGAAGCTCAAGCTCTCGAGCTATTGAAAACATCAGTCCAAGCTCCGATTCTTTCCCGGCTCGAAGCAACCTTCACGGACTATCTACCGCGAGGACAATACGCGAGATTCAACCTCGACTACTTCCTCCGCGCTGACACACTCACGCGCTACCAAGCTCATCAGATCGCTCTCCAGAATGGCTTCCTCACAATCGACGAAGTCCGCGAACTCGAGAAGCGTCCCCCATTGAACGGAGGCACTCAATGAACATCGAACAACGCTCCTACGAGCTCGACCTCGAGATCCGAGGATCCGGCGACGGTCGGACAATCTGCGGAGTATGCGTCCCCTACAACCGCGAACAACGAATCCACGCAGGGCTGACCGAAGTCTTCCTCAAAGGAGCGTTCGCGAATGTCACCCGGGCAGCTCACCGCGTCAAAATGCTCGTCGGTCACGACGCACAAGCTCTCCCGATCGGACGTGCAACACTTCTCCGCGAAGACGAAGCCGGTCTCTACGGCGAATTCATGGTCTCCAAAACAACTCGAGGAACAGAGATCCTCGAACTCGTCCGCGACGGTGCTCTCAATCAGCTCTCGATCGGCTTCGCACCGCTTCGCGATCGTCGTCGAGCTGACGGAGTGATCGAGCGCGTCTCAGCTCACCTCGCGGAAGTGTCCTTGGTGACTTTCGGTGCATACGGTGAAGCAGCTCAAGTCGTCGGAGTCCGCGAAGAATCCGCAACACCGAACCTCGACACCATTCAAGACATACTGAAAGACATTCGCAAATGATCGGACAACAGCACACAGTCGGAACAACTCCGACTCTCATCATCGACTCCGATTCCGTTCATCGAACAATCGTCCTCCACGCGATCGGAAACGGAGTGATCTATCTCGGTGGATCGAACGTCGCGAGCGGATCGGGCTTCTACCTCGACAAAGCAGCTGGAGCGGTCGTTCTTCAATTACCTCCAAGCGAGAAGCTCTACGGCATCGTAACGACCGGGACGGACGTTATCTCAACTCTTCTTCCGGACGCCTAATGCCTTGGCATATCGAAGCTGACAATCCGGAATGCTCCGGATACGCAGTCGTGAAAGACTCCAGCGGAGAGGTCGTCGGTTGTCACCGGACACGGACACAAGCTGAAGCGCAGCTCGCAGCTCTGAACATCGCAGAAGAAGAAGACGAAGAAGACTTCGACGATGAAGACGACGCCGAAGAAGAAGAACGTCACGAAATGCCAAACCGAAGCATCGCGGAAAACATACTCGCAGACATTCACGCTCGACGACTAAACTAGAAGCACGACACCTCGCCGATCGTGAAGGACA